GACCGTGTATTAGAAGACACAGCAGCTAGCTCAGAAATCGCATTCCAGTTAGCTCAGAAAATCATTGCAGTAAAGAACAAATTCCACTATGACTTCATTAACGGAAAGTCAACAGCCAAAGGAACTGCTGCAACAGATAACACAAGCTTTGACGGTTTGGATGTATTAGTAAAGGGAACAAATACGGAAGAGAAAAACGCAGATGCAGCCTTTGATTTGTCGACAGCCGCAAAGATCAAAGAAAACGCAGATGCCTTTACTTTTGCATTGGATTCTTGGTTATCAACTTTCTCTGTAAAGCCAGACGCTTTATTAGTAAACCGCAAGACGGCTACAGTTTTAAAAACTATCGCTAAAATGCAAGGATACTACACAAGATCAGAGAACAGCTTCGGCCAAGGCGTAGACAACTACGACGGAATCGCAATCGTTGACATGGGTGAATATTACAACGGAACTAAATCCTTGATGTGCGTACCTATCGACGAATCAACAGGGACAACAAGCATCTATGCTGTAAAATTCGGATTGGATGCCGTGCACGCAGTAAGTCCACAAGGACAGAAAATCATTCGTCAATACATGCCAAACTTGAGCGAACCTGGAGCGGTAAAAAAAGGCGAAGTAGAAATGATTGCTTCTATCGTTTCTAAGGACACTACAAAAGCCGGTGTATTCCGTAATGTACAAGTAGCTCCTGTCGCAGCATAAGGAGATAAAACATGATCCTAAGCTTTGAGGAATACACAGCCTTAGGTGGAACACTACTGGATGAAGTAGAGTATGCGCAGATAGAGCCAAGAACCGAAAGCCTTCTAGAATCCTACATTCGAGAGAAAATTCCATACTGGAAGGTTCAGGCTTTGGAGGACTACAACATGGACCTTAGAAAAGCAGTCCTATACCAGATTGACTTCATAGAAGCACATGGCGGAATGGATTGCTTTGTGGGTTCTAGCGATATGAACTTCACAGGCGCAACCACAAGCGGTTTCTCGTATTCCGTAGATAATGCAAAAACGATAAGGTTCCATGACATACCCTTATCAAGCCTAGCAATATCAGAGCTTGACTACCAATTACTCAAAGCAGGACTAGCCTGCCAGGCGGTATGGTAAAAAGCCCGAGATGGCTTAGGCCGCACACAATAAAAGTCATGAACATTCTAGGAGAAGAAAACCTGGAAGAAACTACGTCAACAGTAACGATTCAACACGTAAAGGTTTCCAAAACAAAAGCCCGGACTTATGGACAGACGGGTGCCAGTAATTCCGATACGATCCTCATAACGATAGACGTGAACGATTATAAAGCGGACAAGGTTCTAGTTTCCCCTTCAGAATTTAAGACGCCAGATACTCAATTCACAATTAGAACCGGGGACCGTATCGAAGTACACGGCGACATTTACGAGATTACAAATGTGAATATCCTAAATCCCTTGAGAAATACGCCAGAATTTATAGAGGTAACATGTGAGTGAGTATCATCTAAAAGTTATAGTCGATATCCCGGTGGCACAGCTACAGACCAGAGGAACCAAAGCGCTCCGCCGATCTAGATTGAAACTAAAGCAGCTTATAGTTCAAGACACGAACAAAAACGTGCCTATCGGAAAAGGAACGCTTAGAACCTCAGCTTTAAGATGGGCTGCACAGGATAACGACTGGATCATATGGGATACACCATACGCACACTTTCAACATACAGGAAGAGTGATGGTCGGAACCCATAGCCACAGCCCATGGGCTAAACACGGAGAAACAAAAGTATATACAGCTCGAAATTTGAGCTATAGACAAGGAGGCTCTGAGTGGTGGCCTAAGACACTGAAAGCACGAAAGAACGCCTGGATGGAAGGCGCGAAAAAGTTTTTCAAGGAGGAATTCAGATGAGTGAAAAGAAGATCATAAAGCTGGAAGACGTAAAACAGATTGAAGACGGATTATATAGTTTCTTTTCTTCAATCAATATAAACAACATACCGTGGTGCTTGGAGTATTTCAATGACTCCAAGCACACCGCTTTACTTTTCAAAAGTAGTGGATACACGGAAGAAATAGAACACTATCTGGGCGGTGGCTATAGAGCTACATACCCTTTTGAAATTTATATTCAAGCAAGCAGAAAGGACACGAAAGCACGTCTGGACTTATCCAGAATCCTGTATGCACTAGTACAGGCACTCGCGGAAGAAGAGGCGCAAGGCTTCCCAAATCTAGCATTGGACGAAGCGACACCGCAAGAGGTCACGCTCACAACGCTACCTTCAGACTACACGGGAGAAGAGGCCACGCTTTCAACTTTCTATTGCTCTATGACATTAACCTACGAAAAGAAAGGAAGGTTTGAATAATGGCAGCAGCAGAACTACCTAAAAGAGAGATCAAAGTCGAAGAGAATCTACACTACGTGAAATTCACAGGCTCAGAAAGCTACGTTCTAGCTAACAAGGGTTTGACGAACTGGGAACAAGCTTTGAACGCTACAACGGATGATGGCGTGCAATATATCGGAGAAGCAGGCAGTCAAAGCCAGGTTACAGGTTACGCGCCTACAGTATCTTACGAAGGCCGAGCATATCCAGGGGATGCCTTTAACTATTGGCTATACTTACAAGGTAAAGAACAGAAAGTCGGCTCTACTTTTGAAGAAATCGAAGTAGAAACATGGAACGAGAAAACAGCTAAGTCCGGAGACTTTGTAGCATATAAAAGAATCTACGAAGTGCAACCAGACAACCCAGGAAGTGGAGAGGCCGGAGCTAAGTTAACATGCTCTGGAACATTCGCACAACAAGGCGATCAGATCAAGGGAACATTCAATATTAAAACGAAAACATTTACCGCAGACAGCGCCACAGAGTAAAGCACATAAAAACATAAGGAGGACATCATGGAACTAAAGTTACAAAAGCAGCTATTAAAAGAAATCGACATTGACGGACACAGATTCTTAGTCGATGTAAAGGACACTTCTAAAATTGAAGCCTTAGAAAACTGGGCAACAGAACAGAATTCTCAAAGCAAATTCGGAAAAGAATCCTTAGAGGGCTGTCCTACTTTGATTAATAAAATTCTAGGAGACGGAGCCTTTGAAACGCTATTCAGAGGGTACGAAGAAAGCTCGGCACAATTTGAGCTTTGCTTCACATTGCACAGCATCTTCCAGGATGAGTTTTTAAAGGATCAGCAGGCAAAAGTCGCTGAAGAAGAAAAGAAGAATCTGGACAAAATCGACAAACTTTGCGAGTCTATGGACAAATTTAACAGGACATTAGAATACGCAGACAAACGATATGGAGGAAGAAATGCTGTGGCTAAAGAGAGAAGATCTTCCGGAAAGCATAGACGCTAACGGAACGATTCTCCCTATCTTTGCAGACTTTAGAACCTGGGTCCGAGTTGACAGCGTTATACAAGATAACGCAATACCAGAGGGACTGAAGCTGCCCGTTATTTGTGATCTAATAGGAATCAACCCGTTCGCTTTTAAAGGCGATCAGAAAGACCTATGGAAAGCGGTAATGGGCTTTTATTTTTGCGACAAGAAGCCTAGAGAATCCTATGCCAAGACAAACGGACGACAAGGCTATCGGTTCGAATACGATATGGACCTTATATATGCAGCATTTAGGCAGCAGTACAATATAAATCTTTTAGACGCAAAACTTCATTGGTTTGAATTTAAGGCACTTTTTAATGCACTAAACGACGATACCATGATTGTACGCGTTATCGGATACCGAACCAGAGACACTTCAAGCCTTAAAGGAGAGGAGAAAACTCACGCGCAGCGTCTGGAAAGATATTACCGTCTACCAGAGGAAGAAGGACTGGAAAAGGAAAGAACACCGCAAGAAATAGAAGCAGAACTTCTGGCCAGATTAGAAACCTAGGAGGTTGAGGAAATGGCATCAGGAGCTGATGGAACAATCAAGGTCAAATTAGGACTAGATGACAGCGAATACAAAAGCGGCCTTAGCGGAGCGCATAAAAGCGCGGAAAGCTTCGCGGACAAAGTGAAGTCAACCTTCGTGGGCGCAACTGTATTCAAAGCAGCCAGCAAAGGCTGGGATTTAATATCTGGATCAATCGGGAAAGCAACCGCCCGATTAGATGCCATGCAAAAGGCTAAACAAGTAATTGGTGTTTTAGCAGGAAGCAGCGAAAAAGCTACAAAGGTTGTAAATAACTTAAGTGACGCTGTAACGGATACTGCGTATGGATTAGACACAGCCGCCACTTCAACACAAAAACTGGCTACATCAGGACTGGGATTAGATAAGTCTACTCGAATGGTAAAAGACATGATGGACGCCGTTTCTTTTTACGGAGATGGAACCAACGAAACCATGGCCAATACGATAGACGCAATCGCAAAGATGAACGCATCTGGAAAAATTTCAGCCGATCAGTGGCAACGATTAACAGACGCCGGAATCCCCGTTTTAAAAATCTTTTCAGAGAAAACGGGGAAAAGTATGGCCGAAGTATCCGACGCCTTCTCCAAGGGCCAGATTAGTGCGCAGGAATTTAATGACGTACTGATGGATGCCTTAGAGAACGGAACGGAATCATTCCCAGCAGTAGCAGGAAAAGCCAAGGAGATGGCCGGAAGCTTTGCAACAAGCTTCACGAATATGTCGGCACGTATCGCAATCGGTATCGCTAACATAATCACGTCCTTCAATGACTTTTTAGCTGATAACAGCTTACCCACAATTCAAGAAATGATTGCGAACTTCGGGTCCGTAATCAAAAACGGATTAAACTGGATTGCGGAAGAAATACCGAAAGTGCTGAATGCACTAAAAGAATTCTTTGCACCAACCGCGGAAGCTATAAAAGCAGCAACAGAAAAAATTCAAGAAGCCTGGAACAGCGTACGAGATACAATCGCACAAAAGCTAGATTCCAGCGATTCTCTAGATTTTGTAAAAAGCGCTTTGGAAAGAATCAGAGACATTCTGCCAATCCTTGTAGAAAAAGTAGGAGAATTCGTCGCAGCCTTTATCGAAAAGCTTCCAGATATTATAGACAAAGTACAAACTGTAGCAGATACGATTCAAGGACTTATGCCTTTGATTGCCGCTGTAGCCGGAGCTTTTGCAGCCTGGAAAGGAATCAAGGCAGTTAGCGACATAGCGAAAACAATCGGTGATGCAGGAAAGAAGATCAAGACATTCGGAAGTCTAGTATCAAAAGGTTCTGGATTGCTTGATGGACTAGCTTATGCTGCATCATCAGGAACGGGCGTATTTGCGAGTATGGCCGAATCCTTTACACTAGCCGGCGGAGGCCTTTCAGGACTAAGCGCAGCTCTTGGAGTAATCGGTGGCCCTATCACATTAGTGGTCGTAGCTATCGGAGCCTTGGCCGCGGCGTTCATTTACCTATGGAACACGAGCGACAGCTTCAGAGAATTCTGGATCAATCTATGGAACAACATAAAGGAGACAACAGGCCAAATTGTAGATGGGATCGTGAACTTTTTTACAGTAACGGTTCCTGAGGGATTTAACAACTTTATAAATACTGTTTCTGAGATTCCCGGAAAAATAACAACATTTTTAACAGAAGTGGTTTCTAACGTTGCCTCCTGGGCATCTGAAATGGTACAAAAAGCGATTCAGGCAGGAAGCGAATTTGTATCAAGCGCAATCAACTTCATTCAGCAGCTACCTAGCAAAGTATGGAGTTGGCTATCAAATACGATCAGTAATGCTGCTAACTTTGCAAGTCAATTTGTACAACAAGCAATACAGGCTGGACAGAATTTCTTCAGCGAAATAGTAAACAAGATCGGACAGATACCAGGGGAAATGATTTCGATTGGATCTGAAATCGTAAACGGGATCAAGAGCGGAATCAGCGGAGCCTGGAGTTCGTTGACGGGTTGGCTTGGCAACATGGCTAAGAGCCTTATTGACGGGGTAAAGAGTGCTCTAGGAATCGGCTCGCCTTCAAGATTATTTGCGGATCGTATTGGTAAATGGATTCCAGCCGGAATCACTCTGGGCGTAGAACAAGCTATGCCAAAAGCTAAGGCCTTTATGGGACGCATGTCGAACGAATTAATAGACGCAGCTAACATGGACAGCCTAACTTCAAGATTGGCCTTAGAAGGCAATCCTGGAGGCCTAGGAAGCGGCTTAGGCAGCACAGTCGTCTATCAAGTAGATCAGACAATAAATTCAGCGAAGGAGCTAAGGCCTAGCGAAATCGCGCAAGAAACAGAAAGAATGGTTAGGAGGTTAGCATGGGCGTAACAGTAATATATACAAACAGCCTAGGGAAATCAGTTGAGTTTTCCGAGGCCTCAGGCATCCGACTAACAACACTAGACGGAATCTCTAAAAACGAGATCACCTTATCAGAATCAAGCGTTTCTAATCAAATAGGGACAACGGTGTCCGGTGCTTCTATTGAGCCTAAGGACATCACCCTAGAGGGGCGCTTTAAATACAACGCAGACACAAGAAAAAAACTTTTAGCTGTAATCCTTCCTGGAGTATCAGCAAACCTGAGATACATCAATACACGAGCTGGGATTGACGTTTACTGGAAAGTCGAACCTAAGACGACTCCGATTATTACGCTCAACGAAACCTGGCAAAAATTTCAGATTGTATTGAGGGCTCCATTCCCATATGCAAGACGTGCAAAGGAAACAAAGGTGGCCTTCCAGAGATTGAGGTCACTCTTTAAATTTCCTCGCTCTTTTTCAAATACGGAACCCTGGAAAATATCAGAGAGGATCACAATGCCACTAGTAACAGTCGATTACAATGGCAGTATAAATACTGGTTTTCTTTTGACTATGAAAGCAGAGGCAAAAGTGAAAAACCCGAAAATTTTGAACGTGTTCACTCAAGAACACATATCCTTCGGGCAAGTAGCAGACCTCGAGATGAATACAGGGGACGTGCTAGAAATAAGTACTTTTGCAAACGAGCAATACTGCCACTTGATACGAAACGGAGAAGTGGAAAACATTTTCTGGATGACCGATTATGATTCCGAGTTTTTCCAGATTCAGCCCGGAGAAAACATACTGAACTATACAGCAGAGGAAAACCCAGGAAGCCTGGATGCGATTCTACAATTTGAAGAAGTACTGGCGGGGGTATAAGTATGCACTATTATGTTTATGACAGAGAAGGAAAACGACAAGGACCGCTCCAGAACATAACCAGCGTGCAATGGAACCCAAAATATTACGAAACAGGAAAAGCCGAGATTCATGTGGAATATACGGACTTCAATACAAAGTATTTACAGAAATGGAACCGGGTCGTTTGCAAGGAAAGAAATGAGATTCTTTTTATAGAATCCGTAGAAAGACTCGCAAAAGAAATTGTAGTCCTTGGACACATGGACAATTTGGAGGACCGTATAAACCTCTATACTTTGACCGTTCGAAATGTGGAACAATCGCTGCTCGGTAGTTTTGAAAAGAACAAGCGCGGATTGGATATCGTAATCGGAGAGAATACAAGTCTTCCTGGAAAGCTTGAGAACGCATCCGACACAACATACGACACGCTCAGGACTATGGCCCAGAAATACTGCCAACTAATAGGTTACGGCTATAGAGAAGTTCTAAAAGGGACAACACTGAATTACTTCGAAATTTATACGGGATCAACAAAGAACAAGCTGAGGTTTTCAGACAGACTTGGAAACCTAATCTCGCAAACTTTTATCGAGGATATATCAGAGTATAAAAACTATGCTTACGTGTATGGGGAAGAATCTGGATCAGGACGAAAAAGTGTTATCGTAGATCTTCGAACAAAAGACGAGCCAAGGATGGAGCTATATGTGGATGCCAGAGATTTACAGTCCACCTATAGTGATGCATCAGGCAACGAACAAACCTACACGGAAGAGGAATATAACAACATGCTAAAAGAGAGGGGCCTTAGTAAGCTAGCAGAGACAAGAAAGGGCTCTTCTAAATTTGAATTTGAAATTGACGCAGACGACAAAAAGGCAGTCCTACAAAAGGACTTTGACCTAGGAGACGTGATACCGTGTCTAAGTTTTAAATTCAATTTATTTACGTTTGCAAGAATAACAGGCCTTAAGTTTGTAGAGGAAAGCAATCTGCAGACGCAGGTCACTCTTGAACTAGAACTTGTAGAGGTTCAAGAAAGCGCAACAAAAATGAAAGGAGGGGGCTCATGACAGCGTACCCTTTAAATGATACGGAGTATCTGGCAGAAGATCTGCGGATGTTCCACGCCGGGAGAACACCTGGCCTTTTTAATATCACCGGTGAAGACTTCGAAGTGAAAAGTGCCGGTGGTATGAATATATCAGTCAGTAACGGGCTCGCCTTTTTAAAAACATCCAGCGACGGAATAGGCGGTATCGTTTACTCGCCTAAAGACAAAACTACTCTAACAGCTACCGTCGCTACAAACTACACAAGATATGACTACGTGGCCATTCGATATAATAAGATCAGCAATTCATGCGGCCTTGTATATCAGAAAGGAACGCAGTCAATGCCTACGCCTATTCGAAATCTAGAACAGTACGAGCTGATTATTGCCGTTGTAGCTTTAAAGGCATCAGCTGGAGAAATTACGCAGGAAATGATTCAGGATGTGCGACTCGACGAGAGCTACTGCGGTTTGACAGTTGATACATTAACAAATGTGCCAACACAAGAGCTATACAATCAATTCCAAAGCTTTTATGAAAGAATCCAGAAAGAGAACGAAGACTTTCAGAACTCTAATAATGAGAAATTCAGAACATGGTTTGATAATTTAGAGGAAACGCTCAAGGGGGACGTTGCTACATCACTGGCTCAGCGCATTCTAAACCTTGAATACATGCTTATGAATAACCATTTCACCACGATTCTTTTATCTGATGCAGGAACGCTAGTAGACGAGAACGGACAAGAAATTTTAGCCGATTGGGCGTATGAAGTTGAGTCCGGTGAAGTAGGTAAAGATTGGACTTACAAGGTGAAATCATGAGACAAGGGACAACACCAACTCTGGTCATTCATACATCAGGACTCGAGCTAGAGAAACTAACAAGTCTATATTTAACAATCGAACAGAACGGGACTATTCTAACAAAAAGAATGGACGACCTAGAGATTGAGGAAAACACTGTGGCCGTAACGCTAACTCAGGAAGAAACGCTTCAATTTATGCCTGGACGGTATCAGGTACAAATTCGAGCTATCACCGAAGAAGGAGTGGTCATAGCTTCCCCAATTCTAACTCGTCCTGTCTTTCCCGTTTTATATAAGGAAATCATAGAATGATGAAAGATGAATTTAGTATCAATCTAGCCGAGGAAAACGAAAGCCTGGGGTTTGACTTCAAAGAGCAATACGTCGCAGGAACAAGCGATTATAACAAACTGAAAAACAAGCCAACTCTAAACGGTAAAGAGATCATAGGCGCTATGGAAGAAGAAGACCCGACAGTTTCTGGATGGGCAAAAGAGCCAACAAAGCCGAGCTACACGGCGGAAGAAGTAGGCGCAATAAAAAATGACGAGATCAAGGCAATCTCACTAGACGAGCTTAACAGCTTGTGGGAAGGAGTATAGACATGACTACAGAATACCTGGACAAGGCGGGGGCTACCCTACTAGTCCAAAAGACAAAAGCAGAATTAGCAAAGAAAGTTGATGCCGTAAGCGGTAAAGTACTATCAACAAACGATTACACCACAGCAGAGAAAAACAAATTAGCAGGCATTGCAGCAGGAGCTCAGGTTAACACGATCACAACGGTGAAGGTCAACGGAACAGCGCTAACACCAGATGCCAACAAGGCTGTAGATGTAACCACACCAACAAAAACCTCGCAGCTTACAAACGACAGCGGGTATCAGACAGCGTCACAAGTAAGTTCTGCAATTAGTACTGCGGTTGGAAAAATCTCACAAATTTCATACAGTAAAGTGAGTTCACTACCAAGCACAGGCGCAACCGGCGTTATTTATTTAGTAGCACATAATCACGGAACGCAGGACATCTATGATGAGTATATCTGGATGGCAGACTCAAGAACGTTCGAGAAAATCGGAAATACGGACATTGATCTAAGTGGATATGTAAAGGCAACCGATTTAGCAGCAATCACGACAGACGAGCTGAACGCAATGTGGTCCGCAGCATAGGAGGTGAAAACCTATGCTCGGTTTTAAAGATAAGGCAGCTATTAACTGGATCGTAACCAAGATAAAGGCGGTCACAACGTCGCACAATAACCTAAATCAAATGGTTATGAATAACCACTTTACCACAAATTTAAACGCAACAAGCGCTCAAGATTTAGTGGACGAAAAAGGGAATACAATCCTAGCCGATTGGTCTTACGAAGTAGCAAGTGGGGAAGTCGGCACGGATTGGAAATATAAAGTCAAGGAGGAATAACATGGCAGGAAAACAAGTAACAGAACTAGACGCATTGCCTAGCTTTACCGATACAAGTTTATTACCGGTGCACAATGGCGCTGGATTAAAAAAAGGTACATTGACGCAGTTGACGGATTACATGGCAAAACTATTCAGTAATCCAAATTTATTGCTTAACTCGAATTTCAGAGTTGACCAAAGAGGGTATGGTACATATTCGAATAACACTACAAAACCAACGTATACACTAGATAGATGGATGAGTATCAATACTAAAGTTGTATACAATATCGATGGAACGGTCACCATCACATCGTTAGCGACTACCGACACAAGCGCTTGGTTCAAACAAATCTTAGCGCACGCAATCAATGATACGTGTACATTATCGTGTAATATTACGGCAGTGACAGGAAACGCATATCTATACAGACAAACAAATGGAAAGAAGATTGTAAAAGGTTTAAACATCGTAACTTTATCTTATTTAAAGGAAGCAAGTATCGAATTGAAGCAAGGAGCGTCAATCACGATTGAATGGATTAAATTAGAGAAAGGTAGTAAAGCTACAACTTATGTTGCGCCAAACTACGCGGAAGAATTGCAGAAGTGCATGATGTACTACAAGCAATTACAAGCATCATTAAATGGCTATTTCACAAGTCAAACGTATATATCTAGTGATGAACTATCAAATATGAGAACTAAACCGACAATAAAAGGCGCTGGCAGTTTTTGGTTGTATTATTGGGCTTCTTATAAAAAATATAAGTTCAGTAGTGTGGGAGAAATTTCATTAACAGAATATAACGAAATCACAATATTACTAGCACCGGATAATACCCAACAAAACTGTACATTGGTATTTGATACAGACGGCTACATTGAATTGGACGCAGAAATTTACGCGGCGTAGAAGGGAGCAAAAAGAATGTATAAGGTATATGTTAAATTGAACGATGATAAATGTATCACATCTATTAATTCAGAAATCTTTTTATCAGAAGAAGAAATTCAAGGAATGATAAATATTGATGAAGGTGAAGGCGATAAATACGTGCACGCTCAATCGCAATATTTAGAAAAATCATTGTATGATGAACTAGGTCGATACAATTATAAATATATCGATGGGGCAGTTGTTGAGATTGCAGAAGAAGATAAGCCGAAAGTCGCAAAACCAGAACAACAAGCAACCGCACAGGATAAGATTGAGGCGCAGGTCATGTATACAGCGTTAATGACCGACACACTTCTAGAAGAAAGCGAGGCCTAATCTATGTTTGAAAAAATCAAAAGATTCTATAATCTAAAATTATATACAGATAAGCAGGTAAGAAAGTTCTGCGAAAAAGGATTTCTTACGCCTGATCAGTATAAAGAAATCACCGGAGAAACATACTAACACTGGAAACAAGGAGGAGCGAAAGACTTCTCCTTTTTCATAAATAGAAGGAGGTCCAGAATATGAGAAAAGGACAAAAACTTACAAAAGGCGGATATCAGCTTTTAGGCTTTCCGATGGAGTACATGAATGTAACCCAAGGAAACAACGTAGGAACGCATCTAGGCACAAATGCTATGGATAACGCGGGCAAAGATACCGGGATCGATGAAACAATTGCACCATGCGACTGTCACCTAGTAGCCTATGACTCGGCGCGAAACGGAAATGCAGTATTCCTAGAATCAGACAAAAAAGTACTATTTAGAGACGGAACGATTGATTTCGCTACATTTATGTTCATTCATGATAACTACATCGAGGATATCAAAAGAGTGAAATACTTCAAGCAAGGAGACACGTTCGGAGACGAAGGGACTGCAGGATATGCAACAGGAAATCACGCGCATATCGAAGTTGCAAAAGGGAAGTTCTCTCATATGTACGACAGAAATTCGCAAGGAGTATATCACTTGCCTAATAACATTTCTGCAGACTTGGCATTCGTAACAGACGGAACAGTCATTTTAAATAAGGGAACATTCGCAAATTGGACAGATGCAAGCCGTGTACCATTCAATCAGGGAAGCCAGACTTCTACTGGATCAGCATCCGTGCTAAACGGTATCCCGTCCGATTTTGTACACGAAAAGGCTACATTCTATCCTGCTTGTACAATCAAGATCAGACGCGCGCCAAGTTTAAAAGGACAGGACACAGGCCTAACATATATTCAAGGACAGCACGTCAATTATGACGGGTACGTGAAGCGAGAAGGCTACTGTTGGATTTCTTGGATTGGCGCAGACGGAACACGTAGATGGATGGCCTGTGGGGAGCTAAACTCGGCCGGATTTAACACAAGTCCATACGGAACATTTAAATAGAAAGGATCAGCAATAGAACACAATGAACAGGAGAATAAATAGAAGATACCAGACACCTCTACGCCCAGACTTTGCGCATTTTCTAATCGAAGAACAAGGGCTGAGCAACAGACAGAAAAAAGTTGTATACCAGCTAAGAAGCAAAACGCAAGACTCGCAATGGCACTACCAGGACGCAGGTATGTCAAAAGACGAATTCGAAGAAACCGTCAAAGATTTAAACGACTACTACTGGGCCCTTTTGGTTGATATGGCCTTCGGATTTTACAAGCTAAAGAAGGACAAAAGAGGAACAATTCCAGACACGGAAATATTAGAGAATATAGGTGAAAAGAGGTAGAACACAATGAACACACCATATTTCAATAATTTCATGCCGCAGCCTGGACAGTTTGGAATGCCACAGATGCAGGCACCGACTCAACAAATGAACCAGATTCAGTTTGTAAACGGAATCGAAAGTGCTAAAGCTTTCACTTTAGGACCAAATCAGTCCGTGATTTTAATGGACAGTAACAAGCCTGTTTTTTATCAGAAACAAGCCGACGCAAGTGGCTTCTGTACAATCAAGGCTTATAGCTTCCAGGAAGTGAAAGAAGATCAACCGGAAGACAAGTACCTCACGAAAGCCGAATTCAAGGAATGGCTTTCAAAGGTAGAACAGAACGCGAGAGGAGGCAACCGTCATGAATCCACTACTTCAAAATAGACCAGGAGGAAACGGAAACATGATGCAACAATTTCAGCAGTTTAAAAAGATGCTAGGGACGCAGGACCCACAGCAACTTTTAAACGAGCTGATGGCCTCCGGAAAATTTACGCAGGCTCAACTGGATCAAGCCAAACGAATGGCCGAACAGTTCAAGGGCTTTCTAAAATAGGATTTTGCAAAATCAAGATAGATAAGAAAGGAGAACACACATGGACAACTTATCATTATCTGATATCGCTTCTGTAACTGGAAACAAGGATGGCTTTCTAGAAGGAAACGGGATTATCATTCTAATTTTATTCTTTTTGATTTTTGGATTTGGTGGCGGAGCCTGGGGAAACAACCAGCAAGGCACACAGGCTGAGGTTCAGCGCGGATTCGATACGCAAGCAATCGTTAGTAAGCTAGACGGAATCACAAACGGACTCTGCTCAAGCTCATACGAAAACGCTCAGCTAATCAATCAGGTGAACATGAACCAGATGCAAAACGCAAACCAAACACAAATGGCCATGATGAATGGCTTCAACGGTGTAAACAGTTCTTTATGCCAAGGTTTTGGAGGAGTACAAGAAAGCATTAACAATCTATCTCACCAGATGGAACAATGCTGCTGCAACTTGAAGACCCAAATGATGCAAGACAAATATGACGCTCTAAAAACTCAATACGATCAAAGCTTGCAGGCAATTTCAAACAGCGTACAAACTCAAAACATTTTGAGCCAATTAGGACGATATTACACAAATCCGCCTTACTACCCACAATATGGAACTTACTACCCTACAGGCGCTACAGTAGCGTAGAGGTAGAGACATGATCCAAGTCGTCAACACGACAAGCGCAATACTAGCAGCCGGCGCAACGATCCCACCTGGAACAGTTCAGGCTCGGACAAACAACAGAGTCAATCTAAACGGAAACGCTCTGGAGATCGTAAAACCTGGAACTTATAAAGTGGATGGAAGCTTCGTGATTTCAGCAACCGCAGCGGGAACAAATCAAGTGCAACTTTATGCTAACGGGACAGCAGTCCCGGGAGCCCTAGCACAAGTAACAACAACCGCAGTAGACAACGTGGTCACTCTTCCAGTATCCGCTGTCATCCAGGCAGCACCAGCAGCACCAGGAAACAAGGTCGCTCTAACGTGGGTTACATCAGCAGCCGGAACTCTGATCAACGCATCAGAAACGGTTTCTAGAATAGTATAGGTGATTGAAGGCATGCCGGATGGCGTGCCCTTTTTAGTAGGAGGTAACAAGGATGAGTAGACTTACAAACAAAGCATGGTGGGAAGCAGCAGGAGTTCGAGCAATCAAGACAATGGCTCAAACAGCGCTAGCCTCTATCACCGTAGGCGCAGCCGTTCCGGATATTAATTGGATGTATGCAGCAAGCACAACGGTCGTGGCAGGCGTATGCTCGATTCTAACAAGCCTAGCAGGTTTGCCAGAAGTAAACGAGGAAAAATAATGACTGATACAATTATTGTGGCGATCATATCCGGACTTTGCGTCGGAATACCTTCAGTCCTAGCAACATGGACCAGCAACTCCAAACATTCGGCATTGCTGGATTACAAGGTAGAACAGATGGACAAAAAGGTCGACAGCCTAGCAAAGAAAATCGAAAGCCATAACGAGCTGGAAAAGGAAGTGGCTACACTAAAAGAACAGGTTAAAGACCTATCGGAACGGATCAAGGGAATGCTTGAAAAATAGCATTCCCTTCTTTTTTGTTTTCTGCTTTATTTTTTGCTTTTTTGCTTGCTTTATGTACTGTAATACATTACAATGTGAGTGTAAAAAGAAAGAGAGATAGAACACAATGAAAACAGAAATCGAAAAACCATTAGAGCTATTAATAAACAGAACAACATGGCAAATTGAAAGCATTAATCGCTCACTAGAACAAGAAAAAGAAGACTTGGTTCGAGAAGCACAAAAAGGGAACACATACTGTGTAAAACAAATCTGCGCTAGAATCGAACAACTTGAAAGAGACCTAACAATCTACAATAACTATAAATATGAATTAGAAGGAATCCTGAATTTAGGAAAAGAATAAGAGGAGAAAGCATCATGACAAACACAGAAAATCTTGAAGCACTAGAAGCACAAATTCAAAACTGGATTGAAAAGCAAAACAGAATCGCAAAGGAAATTCAATACGAATTGAACGCAATCGAAAGAGAAAGAGACATTGACTTCGGAAAAATCAGAAAGTTAGCTTACGAAGCAGACGTCTATGAGACATTGATCCAAGAAGCACAACGCCAGATTCAAGCGTTAGAGGAGGAAGCATAACATGACTAGAGAAGAAGCTGTGATGAGACTAAGAGAAGACATAATGGATCAATTGTATTACAATAAACACATGATGACTCTAAAGGAAGTAGCAAATTGGCTATACAAGCACAATTGCGACGAAGACGCTATGGACGTACTAATGGAAATAATAGAAGACTAAGGAGGATAAGTAGGATGACAGTATCAGAAGCAAGAAAAAGAGCAAACCAAAAGTGGAGCGATAAGACATACAAGATCAAGACATTCAGACTTCACCTAAAACATGACGCAGACATTCTGGAATACCTAGACACAAAAGAAAGCGTCAACAGATACCTGAAAGATCTGATCAGAGAAGACGTAGAACGACAAAAGAAAGAGGCCGAGTAGGCCCCTTTTTTGTGATGTATTTTTGATGTATAGAGACTAAAAGTTCTAGAATCAAAAAAGAACAGTAAGCAACAAAGGAAGTCAAAATGAATATAGATAAAACAAAATGGGACATAAGGAAGCATAGGCATTAAAGGTTTAACATTGAGAAAAAGTAGCTAAAATGCCTATATATAAAGCACCTAGCTACTTCGTGATGTATTTTTGATGTATTTTTTATAAAATTTTGTTCAGTTTATCCAGCATTTCACGCCTAGATTCGGAGTATATATGGGCGTAAGTTTTTCTTAATTCACTAACAGAATGGCCCAGCCTTTCTGCAATCAGCTGATCATCTACACCGGCACGAATCAGCAGAGTCGCATGGGAGTGCCTAAAGCCGTGAGGAGAGATAGGTGGAACACCAGAAACCTGGATATATCTCTTCAAAGCAACAGCCAGTCTGGGCGCCAGAAGTGGCTTTATATGGCCAAACACAAACCAGGAGGACGAGAACCCGTCCTTCTTTTGTTGCTCGCTATAGCGACGCCTTAAGCAATCTAGAAGGGTATCTTGTAGATCAATATATCTGTTTGAGTTTTTAGATTTAGGTGGAGTAATCTCCCACGGAGCCGATTCCGTTTTTATTGTTAGTGTTTTTGAAATATGCACCCGGCCTCTGCCCAGATCAACATCCGACCATTGGAGGGCAAACATTTCAGATTTACGGACACCAGTGCCATACATAAACATAAAGACATCACGCCAGTACGGGTCGTCTACGCATGATATAAAATAAGTAAAGGTTTCCTGCTCCCAGAACAATAGACTCTGATCTTTCAGGTTCCGTTTATCTTTCACGATAGGCAAAGATCTGCACGGGTTGACTTCAAGATATCCAAGTCTAACGGAATAGGAAAGAATAACGGATAGAGTATCTAAGATGCCGTTTAAAGTGGGGGCAGCATAAAGCTGACCGTTTGGTTTTTTCTTTTGAAGCAGACGGTTTCTCCACTGATCCAGAACGGGAGTCGTAAGCGCCGTAAGCTTCAAGCTTCCTAAATCATCCTGGATGTGATTTCTATAAGTATGTTCGTGCGTATAGAGAGTGGATCCTTTTACGGACATATTCTCTGCGTTTTTGCAGTATAACTGAAACATTTCATTCAAAGTGATAGAAGGCCGAGAGGTAGTCATTTCCAGACGGAAGGCAAACTCGGCTTCTTTTGCTTCCTTTTTTGTTTTGAAACCTCGACGACAATATCGCTGAGTCTTTCCGGTAATATCTTTACAGGAACCATAGAACATCCAGGTCCCCCTTTTTGTGTCCTTTTGCTGAGCCATAAGAGATTATCTCCTTTTATAATTTCTTCGAAAAGCGACTAAAACACCCAACACCTGAACCTGATCATGAAAGTCGGACGTCGAGAAGAGAGTCCCAATCGCATACGGACTGGCAGTACGTAAAGCAATCTGGTTCGTTTCGTTATGCGTAATAATAAAGCGCAGCATAGCTTTACCTTGATATTTTACTAGCATAGGCACACCAGCACGAATAGCACCTGTGGCGCGGATCAGGCAGACGTCGCCCTTGATAATATCCGCCTTATACATAGTTTCATCAGGCATAACATAGATATAATCCGCTGTAACATCTGTAGCCGTAGAAGTGAAGACTGACGAGCTATTCGACTTAGATACAGACCCGTCCTCGTCGACCAGGGACAGAAAACGGACGGGCTTTACTGCAGAATCTTCAAAGGCTGCGCTCATCAGATCAAAGGGTTTCAGATTGAAGCGCTCTGCAATTTTTACAACCATATCTGGCCTTGGTGCTTTAGTGCCAACCTCCCAACACCGCACGGTGTTATAAGAAACACCACAATACTCGGCCAAATCCCTACGACTGACACCAGACTCTTTCATCAGCTCGGGGAGCTTGGAAGATAAAACTTCATTCAATTTACTCATAATTACACCTCCTAGGTTTATATTAATCTTTTAGGTTCAAAAAGTAAATAATAAAAAATACAAAATAATAACCGTAAAAGTTTGACAAAATGCGTTCGTAGCTGTAAACTGTAGGCAATTAGGAAAAGAGCTTTTAAGAAAGAAGGGAAAGCAGATGGGATAGAGGAACTCAAAAAGAAAATCGAATTCATGCTCCAGACTATGGACCAGGAGGGCCTTGAACAGGCCTATAAAATCCTACAAAGAATCTGGATCAGACACGGAACACAGCAATAGAACACACACGGAAGAATGCAGGACTTGGAAACAGGTTCTGCGTTTTTCTTTTATAAAAGACGAGTAACCAGTCTAAACAGGATTACTCGTCTTTTTTTTCTACAAGATTATCAATAAGCTGCATTACTAAATTAAATTGATCATTAGGCAGACTGTATAGTTTTTTCATAATCCTAAGAGTGTCAGCATCATAGCCTTTTTCAGCTGCAAGCTCTTCAAGTATGGCGTCCATATCATCTATAAACATTTCACCCTTGCCTTCAGTTAACCAGAAATAATCCACGCAATACTTAGAACATATCAATCTAATAGTTCGATCAGACGCGCCGTTTGTATTTCTTTCAATATTACTAAGCGCCCCTCTTGAAAGACCGATAGGCTTCCCAAAGGCCTCACCCGATAGGCCTAGAGCTTTACGAACTTCTTTAATTCGTTCACCCACTGTTTTCATAAGTGCCTCCTTTCAAAAACAGAATACCACTATAGCTTTAAATTGTAAAGTAACAAAACATTTTTTAAATTTCAGTGTTGACAATTGTAAAGGGACGAGCATATAATGACATCGTAAACTTCAGTTACGAAGCATACGGAGGTGAAAAAATGAAAGCGTCGCAACATCAGGAAATAGAAAAAACAAGCCTAATTCTTTCAGAAAAGATTCCCAAGCTATCTGAAAGTGAAAAAGCCTTTGTAGAGGGAATACTGACAGGCCTACAAATGAATAAGGCTCAACCAGCACCAGCAGCCAAGGAACCAGAAAAACAGGAGGAGGTGAAGTAGATGCTGGAAAATATATTTTTCGGATTGCTAAGTATACTGGGAATAATGATCCTAGTACCTATCATTTTCGGTCTTGCGATAGGAGCCGTTAAAGGAACTATCAAAGGACTAAAAGAAAAGAGGGTGAACAAATGAAAAAGCTTGAATCTTTTGAAATCCTAGATGGCGGGAAAGGAATCAAGATCAACGACTTAGACCTCAGCGATTATCCGATCACAAGACTCAGAACAGAAGCAACGCCTGGATATCTAGAAATGCATATACATCTCAAATTCAGACTAGGTGCAGCCGATCCTTGGATGTTTGACTCGGTTCTAGAAAAAGATCAAAAGGAAATCGAAAAAGAATATGAGAGGGAAAACCCGTACAGGATTGAAGAATCAGAAGAAAAGAAAAAAGGGACTAAGCCCTTCTTCAAGAAAAAGTAATTAAGGAAGCTTACTAGAAAAATACTGAATCAACAGATCACGAACAAAACGTTTTGTGGCGTAAAGAAATTTCTTAAGACCGGAAGTATTCAATTCTTTTAAGTAAGCAGAACCCGCAGGAGTAAGGAAAGAAGCTATGTAATCAGTAGAAGCAAGATATTTATTCACTTCACCACTAATATAGCCACGACGAAACAATTCCTTCAAATGATTTCTGACATCATACGAAGAAAAGCCGTCGAAAGTTAACTCCGACAGATTCACGGGTTCAGGACTTGCTTCCACTGCAGATAGAAGCAACCGAACTAAATTCTGATTTAACTTCAAACGATTAACCTCCTTTCATAGGAGATTGTAACACGAAAGGGAGAAAGAGAAATGGAACACAAAGCAACAGGCGCAGAGCTTCCAGACTTTGCGGAGGGTATCAACCTTCACGGAGAAAGACTAAGACTGGAAGCATTCTATGCAGAACAAAAAAGAATCAAAAAACAGAAATTCAGATCTGGACTAGTAACAGCGCTAAACATGGCGCTCGTAATCCTGATCATATCGCTAATCGTAGCGGTTTGGATCATGATCTATCAAATGCTTTAAAGGAGGTGGTGAGCTTTGCAAGTAGAAAACCTAGCAGCCTACAGATACGAGATGATGGAAAAAGGTTATATGAACAAAACAGAATTATCGAAGTTCATAGGTTGCGGAAGGAACAAAGGAAGCAAGATCTTCCAGGAGATCATGGAAGATATAAAAAAAGAAGGCCTAGAGAATATCGACAGCAACGTTATTCTGACCAAACGTGCTATTCAGTATCTAGGCCTAACTCAAAAGAATATCGTAGAATCCTACCAGCGTTCTATAAAAAAAGGCTAGAAGACCTCGTTCGAAAACGAATAAGGCTCTAGCAATAGAACACACTTATAGTATACAGCACGTGTTCAAAAATACAAGGAGGAAAAAGAAAGAATGAATTTAGACGAAGCAATTGCCCGCACAAAAGAAGCATCTGAAAGTCAACGCCTAGGAGAACTTGGCAGAGAAACCGCTTTGCAGCTTGCAGCATGGCTAGAGGAATTGAAGCAATATAAAGAACAGAATCAGGAAACTAATCTAGATCATTTCAAACATGAAATTCTAGAAAATTGCCTGTGGAATTTAGCGGTAGCCAAAGGAAAACCTACCCGATGTGATCGTATTAGATGCTCTGACTGCGAATTTAACAAAGATCGGTCGAAAGGATGTCATGAAAAGGCAATAAAATGGATAGAGCAGCCCTATAAAGCACCCGCAATTAAACTAACTAACTTTGAAATCGATTTATTACAAAGCTGTTCACAAGGCTATTCGCCCGAATATCAGTTCAAAAATATAAATTCTTTAACCGAGATGAGAAAAAAGGGGTATTTCAAGGGCGTTGATAGGGATGCAACACTTGAAGATATCCTAGCAAATTGTGAAATAACAGAGGAGGACTAAACATGATCACTATTGAAAAAGAAAAACCAGCAAGAGAAGAATTTAAGCTTTTCTCAATAGAAGCTGTACTGACACCAGACGCTGAAGACAGCATGTATATGAAAGCAAAGATTAGAGGACACAGAGCCGAGGTACAGGCCTTTCTCGAAACGATGGATGCTGATCCAGAAGAATACCTGTCTATTCTAAAAAGCGCAGCGAGGGCGATGCTTAAAGATTTTATGCAGCAGGTAGTGAATTCAAGCGAAAGCGAAACGGAGGACTAATTTGTATTTATACAGAATAAAAGTAAGCCTAGTAGAACCCATTCAAGGATTAAAGGGAATCCATACTAAATATGAACGAATCTCGCAAAATGACAAGCTTCTATTTGCTATGTTCAAAGTACCAGAAGAAGAAAGAGATGAAGTTTTAAAAGTAGCCATGAAAGCATTTCAAACAGCTTTCTTAGAAGAAATGTCTAAAAGATCAAGAAAAAGGAGGAAAAATAGATGCATTACCAACTAACATTGCAATTCGCAACAAGCGAAATCGACGACGCTAAAAAAGTGTTGGAGCTAGCCAAGGAGCTAGACCTAAAGCGCGCAGGACTAGAGGAAAAACTGCCTGAACCTGAAACATTTCCATGGGAAGAAGAAGTACCAACGAAGGAAACGCCAACTCATAAAGAAAAAGAAAGTGAGACTAAGATTCCAATGGTCAAAGATTGGACGACTCAATACGAACCTGTTTCTGAGACTGCAAAAGAAATCACATTGGAAGAGCTACAGAAAGCCTGTCTCTTATACACATCTCCGAGCCCACGAGACAGGCAGAAATCTCGT